CTTTTACAAAAGAGACAGATGTTAGCATTCCTTCTCAGAATCTTGAAAGAGATCCTAGAGGAAAAACACTTGCAGACGGTATGCAGTGGAACGTTATCCCAACTGGAGACAAAGTTGAGGTAAGAGGAACTAAAAGAATGCTGGCTGATAAGAAAAAAACTGCTAAGTGGTATTAAGCTATGTGGTTTAGTGCTATTAAATTAGCGATAAACGCTGGAAGTAAAATTTATGCCAATCGTCAAAAGACGAAAATGGCAATGTCAGATGCACAGTTAATGCACGCCGAGCGACAAGCGCGAGGTGAGGAAGCTTACCAGGGAAAATTGTTAGAAGCTCGTCAAAACGACTACAAGGACGAGGTGGTTTTAGCGATTCTTACGTTGCCCATTTTGGTGCTCGCTTGGGGGGTCTGGTCGGACGATCCGGCTGCTATGGAGAAGATAAAAACTTTCTTCGAGCATTTCCAGGCATTGCCGAGCTGGTTTACAAATTTGTGGATTCTCGTCTGCGCGAGTATTTTTGGTATAAAGGGTACACAAATATTTAGGAATGGGAAAAAATAAGGTAGACAACTATAATTAAAAACAATATAAATAGAACAAGGAGAAAAACTTATGAGACAAAATGGTGTTAGATCAAATGTAAGATTTCCATACAAAAAAGGTGGCTCGACTAAAAAGAAAAAACAAGGTTACGCTGCTAGAGAAGATGAGTCTTTAGGAATGAGACGTGGAAAAGAATCTGGTAAGAAACAATCTTTTAAAGCTAGAAGAGATGAATCTTATGGAGCTTGGGGAAAAAGAAAAGCTAAGTTCGGTCGTAAAAACAAAGTAAATAAATAAGGAGAAATCATGGCACAAAAATTTCATTCAACTTCAGGGAGACCTAGAGTAGCAGGTGATGCTTGGGCAACTGGAAGAGAGAGACTTAAGAGAGGTGGCAAAGCTAGAAAAAATACAAGACGTATGAACAGACTAGAAGAACTAGGAAGAGTTGATGCGGAAAAAGCTTACACTAAAAAAGGTAAAAGAAATCTTAAGGCTGAGAAAAGAAGAGTCGTAAGAGAACTAAAAAGAGGTTAATATGAATAGAAGAGGAATTAACACTTCTATATTAATTAAAAACGGACCTACAAGTGCAGGTAACGGAAGAGGAATAACTCCTCCAACACCAGCTAGTTCAGGTTTGGCTCCAACTGGATCTGCTCATGCAGTTCCAATTAATGTAACTAAGGGTAGAAAGTCTACTAACTTTGATGGTTCAACTAAGAATATCACTTTAGTTGGTGCACGATCTAAAGTTTAATGTCTAGAAAAAATCTCCAAAAACTTCTTAAACAATTGAAAGGTGGAAAAAAGAAAAAACCACCTGTTAAAGCTTCTAGAACACTTGCTTTAGAAGGGAGAAAACATTTTAAACATGGTGGAGATAACTCTATGATTAGACAAGCTCAACAAAACTATAATGGAAGTTATGTTTCTGGAGACTTGGGAGGTGTTAAAGTAGGAAATAAATCTTACGCAAAATACTATTCTAATCCTGGATTTAAGATGCCTAAAATATAGATGCCTTTTAAATCTGAAAAACAAAGACGTTATCTCTGGAAAAACGAACCTAAGATAGCTAGAGAGTGGACGAAAGCATACGGAAGTAAACCAGTAGGAAAGAAAAAGAAAAGGAAAAAGAGTAAAAAAAATGATAAACACTTATAACTTATTTGCTGTCCCTGTATTTCATGGCAAGTTACCAGTCCCTGTAAAAATATATAATCAAATACTTAAATATATAGATGAAAACTGTACTGATGATAAGGTCACAGACACCATTTCATGTGTAAAAGGATTTCAAATTCATGATGAATTTGAGGGGAAAAAAGAACTTCATATTTTTTTACATAATTATTTAAGAAATATTTATTCTTTTAAACCATTAAATGGGTGGTTAAATATTTTAGGAAAAGATTCCCATAATAAACCACATATTCATCATGGGGAGGGGATTACTCATGCAGGGGTATTATATCTTTCTAATAATAGTAATAATATTTGCTTTGCTAGAGAGCATGAAGTGTTTGAAATAAAACCTAAAATTTTTGATTATATCATTTTTCCCTGTTATTTACTCCATTATGTATTACCTGGAGATAGAAGCAGTAAAAGAATTTCATATTCATTTAATTTAAAAAAGGAGTAAAAATGGACGAAATAGTACTAATAAGTAAAATACAAAGAATCTTAAAAGAACAATACCAACAAATTGGCGACGCTATGATAGCTGGAGGTATTGACAATATGGAAAAATATAAATATATGATGGGACAGGCACATGCCTATTTAAAAATATCACAGGATATCTCTAACCTGCTAAATAAGAAGGAGCAAAATGAAAAAGGAAGCGTCATCAAATTCAACACCAAAGATTAAATATGCTTTGGCAGAAAAATACCAAGAACAAGCTGATAAAAAACATCAGCAAGAATTAGATAGTTACGAACGTTTAAAAACAAAAGAATCATCTAAATTACCAAAACCAACTGGATGGAGATTATTAGTTCTTCCATTTAAAATGCCTGAAAAAACTAAGGGTGGTCTATACTTAGGTCAAGATACTTTAGAGCGTCAACAAGTTGCCTCTACATGTGGATTGATTTTAGAAACTGGCCCAGATATTTATAATGATAAAGAAAAATTTCCAGAAGGCCCCTGGTGCAAGAAGGGTGATTGGGTAATCTTTGCACGATATGCAGGGAGTAGAATTCAAATTGACGGGGGTGAAGTCCGTTTGCTAAATGATGATGAAGTATTAGCCACGATAGATAACCCCGAAGATATACTTCATCAATACTAAAACATAGATAGGAGAAAACTATGCCAGAAGAAGAAAAGAAAACAGTTGATATCGACACATCGGGTCCAGCAATGGATGTAGATATACCTGAACAGAAAGACGAAGCTGCGATTGAAGAAAAAGAGGTTGTTCAAAAAGAAGAATCTCCAATCAGAGAAGTGGTCGAAGAAAAAACTCCGGTAGAAACAACAGAGGTTGCTCCAGAAGAGACAGCCCCACAGAAAGATGTAAAAGAAAATAAAGATGAATTGAAAGATTATAGTGACAGCGTACAGAAAAGAATAGCTAAGCTAACTAAAAAATGGAGAGAAGCAGAACGTCAAAAAGATGAAGCTCTTTCTTATGCTCAAAGAGTAATGAAGGATAAGAGAGATACAGAAGCTAAACTCAAAAAAATAGAGCCTAACTTTATTTCTGTAACAGAAGAAGGTATCACTACAGGTATTGAAGCAGCTAAAGCACAACTTGCAGCAGCTAGAGAAGCACAAGATCTTGGCGCTGAAGCAACGGCAATGGCTAAAATATCTGAACTAGGATACAAACAAGCGAAGTTGAATGAGACTAAGGAAGCTCAGGCAGCTTTTGAAAAACAACAAAAGGAGAAAAAATCTGAGGTGTCTTTAAACAGACAAATGCCTTCTAGAAATCAACCTGATCCTAAAGCTGAGGCATGGAGCGAAAATAATTCATGGTTTGGACAGGATACAGCAATGACCTATACAGCGTTTGATCTACATAAAAAACTTGTAGAAACCGAAGGTTTTGATCCATCAAGTGACGAATATTATAAGGAAATTGATAAAAGAATAAGACTTGAATTTCCTCATAAATTTGATAAGAAGGAAGTAACGGAATCGACTAAACCACCACAAACAGTAGCTTCAGCGAAGCGAAGTGGAAAAACTGGTCGCAAAACAGTGAGACTCACGCCGTCTCAAGTTACAATCGCTAAAAAATTAGGTGTGCCACTTGAAGAGTATGCAAAACAATTAAACATCACGAAGGAGGCGTAAGCATATGAGTACAGAGAAAAAAACTTCCCGTGCGAGTCAAACCAGAGAAAAAACTTCTCGAAAAAAAGTTTGGACTCCACCATCATCTTTAGATGCACCCCCTGCACCGACAGGATTTCATCATAGATGGATAAGAGCCGAATCAATGGGATTTGAGGACTCTAAAAATGTTCAAGGTCGAATTAGATCTGGATATGAATTAGTTAGAGCGGATGAATACCCAGATGGCGAATATCCAGTTGTTGAAAACGGTAAATACAAGGGAGTGATCGGAGTTGGCGGCCTAGTGCTCGCTAGGGTACCTGAGGAGATTGTAAAACAACGTGCCGACTATTATGCAAAACAACATAATGACAAGGTCGAAGCGATGGATAAAGATCTTATGAAGGATGAGCATCAGAGTATGCCAATCGATATCGATAGGCAGTCTCGCGTAACTTTTGGTGGCTCAAAGAAATCCTAATTAGAATTTCTAAGACCATTAAAAATCTAACAACCCGTGCTGGAGGTTCCTTCGGGGACAGGCACATTTAATAGGAGGCCTTTATGGCAAGAGCTAATAAAGACAGCGCCTTTGGTTTAAGAGCCATTGGCAAAGTGGGTATGAATAGAGACAACCAAGGACTAGGTGAGTACAGTATCACTGCTAACGATACTACTACTATCTATTTCCAAGATGCGGTTTCAGCAACAGCAGCAGGTACAATTCACCAAGCTGCAGAATCTGAAGCGTTTCTTGTAGGTTCACTTAATGGTGTTTTCTACACAGACCCAAGTACAAGCAAGCCTACGTGGAGCAACTATTATCCAGGAAGCACAAATGCTTCGGATATAGCAGCTTTCGTAAGCGACGACCCGTATGAAAGATTCGAAATTCAATCGAACAAAGCTACTGCGCACACGCAGTCGGATGTGTTCATGAATTTTGACATCGAAGTTACTGCAGGGGATAGTGCTAACTACGTTTCTAAATCGGAGTTAAAACATTCAACTGCAACAACTGGTACGGCACAAATAAAAGTAGTAGGTGTTTCAAAAGACATCGATAACAGCAACTTAGGTGCTTCAACAGTAAACTTTGTTGTGATGATCAATGAACACTTATACAATGCCAAAAATAACGGCATATAATAGCAGGATAAGGAGATAAAACATGGCTATATCACGAGGACAACTAGTTAAAGAACTAGAGCCAGGCTTGAATGCTTTATTCGGCTTGGAATATAAACGTTATGAGAATCAGCATGCTGAGATATACGTAACAGAAACTTCAGACAGAGCGTTTGAAGAAGAAGTTATGTTATCTGGTTTTGCAAATGCTTCAGTTAAACCGGAAGGTTCTGGCGTGGTTTTTGACAATGCTCAAGAAACTTACACAGCTAGATACACTATGGAAACTGTTGCGTTAGCGTTCGCGATCACTGAAGAAGCGATCGAGGACAACTTGTATGACAGACTTGCGTCTAGATATACAAAAGCATTAGCTAGATCCATGGCAAATACTAAACAAATCAAAGCAGTTGATCCATTGATTAACGGGTTACCGCAAACTGCAACTTTCACTTCTGGTGACGGTTCTGCATTGTTTGCAACTAATCACCCAATTATCGCTGGAACAGTAAGTAATACTTTGACAACTCAAGCAGACCTTAATGAAACTTCATTAGAGCAGTCTTTAATCGACATTGCTGCAATGACAGATGAAAGAGGTTTAAAAATTGCTGC